GCTGCCGAATACAATGTAGAGACTTATGGTAAGCCAGCTTTAGTTAAAGCTCTTTGTTGTGGAAAACCAATAACGTTGAGACGTGTTGTGTATTTAGCCGCTGACATAGCCTATACACAGGAAAATGTGGACAGCTGGGGTAATGAATTTATTAAGGAGTGATGTTGTGGAGACTCGAAACGTACCCAACCGAAAACGACGTGCTTTAAAATACAATAAACCATACAAGGCCTACTGCGAAAACTGCCAAGCTACTCGCGGATTTTCAGCTTTGAAGAAATGCGAAAAATGCAAGAAAATGGATGTAAATCATCAATAAATTGACCGCTCTGATTTCGTTATTATACTGGTAACTATACTGTTATTTTTATTAGATAAAAATCAGAGCGGTAAATTATTGATATTTATAGCATTCATTGTCCTGGTTGAATTATTACCGCTCTGATTTCGTTTATATGCGTATAGTTGCCAATATATGTCAGTTATAATTAAATCAGAGCGGTATATTATTGGACAAAGACATTGAATATGTGAAATAAATGTTAGTTTTTTAATATATAATAGACTCATTAGAAGGAAAAAGTCAAATGTTTAATATATTTAATTGGCTTAAGCCAAAGAAATCTCCAGTACAAGCACGCATAGCTGTGTTTGAAAACATATATTCAAGTCTTTTACAAGATTGGAAGGAATACGCGGACATTGACAAGTGTTCACTCACAATCGACGTATCTCAATTTTCAGAACCGTTAGATGAATGGATTAGAGTTATTAATAACAGCCTCCACATCTATAATAAAGTCGTATTTTATCTGGAAGCGTCCAGTACAACTGAATACGGATTTTTATCGTGTAAGGACGTTCTAACTATTAAGTTCTCTGAACCACCCCACATTCTTACAGGGTCTATTAAAGCTTAGGAGGCATCGTGGCTCGTATCAACGAAGAAGAAATTTCATATTTAATGTTACTTTCAAAATTGCTTAAAGCAGCGCCAAAGGACGATCGTACTGGGACCGGGACATCCGAAATTTTTGGGCATCAAATGCGTTTTGATCTGTCAAAAGGGTTTCCATTACTTACGACAAAGAAAGTGCATTTTAAATCTATCGCAATTGAATTACTTTGGTTCCTTCGTGGTCGTACGGATAATCAATGGCTTAAAGATCGTGGCGTAACAATTTGGGATGAATGGGCCACTGAGAAAAAGTGCGCTGAATTCGGTCGTAAAGAGGGTGATCTTGGTCCAATCTATGGGCACCAGTGGCGTAACTTTGGGGTGATTAAACATAAGAATGGTTTTAAATTTCAAGAAGGGTTTGACCAAATCGCTTGGGTAATTAATGAAATTAAGACGAATCCTAATTCACGTCGGTTAATAGTGTCAGGCTGGAATCCATCTGAAGCAAATACAGTAGCGCTTCCACCTTGCCATACAATGTTTCAGTTCCATGTAAATGACGGAAAATTATCTTGTCAATTATATCAACGTAGCGCTGATACATTTTTAGGCGTTCCATTTAATATTGCATCATACGCTCTATTGACCCATATCATTGCTTTAGAGTGCGGACTTACAGTAGGTGATTTTATTTGGACAGGTGGCTGTGTTCATCTTTACAAAAATCACTTTGAGCAAGCTAAATTGCAATTGACACGTAGTCCACGCCAATTTCCAAAACTTGTGATAAAGAATAAAAAATCCTTCGATGAATATGAATTCGAAGATTTTGAAATTGTTGACTATAACCCTCATCCATCAATTAAAGCAGAGGTAGCCGTATGAATCCATTGGATATACAAGTAGGTGGCTCACACTATAAGAATTACAAAATCCAACCTGTGGAATTGTATAATAAATTTAATCTAGGCTTTGGTGAATCAAACCTGATTAAATATTCGATGCGTCATCAAGATAAAAACGGGTTGCAAGATCTTGATAAAGTAAACCACTACTGTGATTTAATGATTCAATTCGATAACCCTGTTGGCGATTTCATGTCTTTCGATTATATTGAACATTTTGCACACATGAATAACTTATCACCTTTTGCAAAACAAGTGATTGAAGAAGTGAATCGTTGGCTTTTAAATAATTCAAGTGATCATCTTCAAAACATTAAGTCACTTATTCGTGAAGAAAGATCCAAGTACAAGCCTTAATCGTCATTTATCAATAGCGTGTACAATGATATAAAAGTATCGTATAATGTCTATATAAACTAAAAGGTGATTACTATGGAAATCTTAAATCAATATATCAACGAATGTGGCGAAAGAGCTACTCGTCCATATCACATAGAAATTTCAAACATTGAATATAACGACACTGAAGCATCATTCGATATCGATAATGTTCCACTATTTGCAAAAATTAATTGGCGCTTCGATCAAGATGGTGGATCGGGTGAACATTTTGTCAATGTATCGATTGATGAATTGCATATGGTTATACAAACATCTCATGGAAAATTTGTACCATTCCAAATTCATGTGCACAATGAGTTTGGATTTTCAATAAATGCCATCGAGAATTTAATAGCTTCGACAATCTTCAGTCGAGAGAAGTCAAAGGCAGAAGGCAATCATTGGAACTCTCTAATAGATTCTTATGAATCAAGTAAATACTAAAAGACACGGGCCGATGAATTAAACCATCGGCCTTGAGTCTTTATATATCTTGATTTCCAATGGACTAAAACAGTTGTATTATATGGTGGTACAATCCCCCCGGTTTGAGTTATAGCTATGAATTTAGATTTTGCGAAGCGGTTTGCGAAGCAAGGGTTTTTTGTTTTTCCAACCTTTATGGGTCGACAAGGTCAGCAAATGAAGCCGTATGGATGGGCTTTGAACTCACTTGACGACCTGGCTAAAAAAGTAAAAGCGATACCTGCAACAAATTTAGAAATTGAAATTAATCAATGGGCTGAGAAATTAAAAACACATTACAACTCTGAAATATCAAGCTTTGGTGTTCTTGGACGTGGTATTGTTATTTTAGACCTTGACGTTAAAAACGGGAAAGATGGAGCTAACCAATATGAACTTTTAAGGCAACGATTCGATATCCCAGAATGTAAATTCATTGTACGAACTAAATCCGGTGGCTTTCATCTTTATTTTAAAAAACCGAAAAAATACAAAGACGCGCATGTAAAATCATTAGCTAGCATTTTGGTTAATGGCAATAAGTATGATGGTATCGATGTACGTGGCGATGGTGGATTTGTACAAGGCCCTACACGCGAAGGTGACTGGGTTAGTGATACATACACCATTACAAAGGGCGGACCTGAATCTGAATTAACGGAATTACCTGAAGATTTAATTCGTTATTTCTTAGGTGCATCCACAATGGATGACTTAGATTCGTTGATGGCTGTTGAAGTAAATATCGCAAAACCAAATGACTTGCTCAGCACTTTACGCCGTGGTGAATTACCTGATTTAATTCCAGATGGCCAACGCAATGAAGCTTTCTTTGTATTTATCAGTGCATTAAAGGCCAAAGGTTTAGATCGTGAAATTGCAAAGGTAATGTGCGATGAGCTTGCAAAACGTTGCGAGCATCCTGAGACGTTACCTGATTCAGTTAACATCAATGACATGCTTGATCGTGTCTTTGAAAAATCTATCGATAACCCTTATGATATCGGTTTGGACCTAGTGCAACGTGGGTTGTACATGTTAACTGGACATGGTTCAAAGCCAAAATATGTGATTTTAGAAGATAACCCATATATTCGATCTACGACCCCTCATGATCTCAGCTCTATGAAAGAGATGATGTTGCGATATACTCGAAATGTAACCGGCCCAGACGGCAAAACAAAAGCTGTGAATCCAATGGATATTGCTGTTAAGCGTATTCCACCTGAACATATCGTTGACACAGTCGGATTTAAAGCTGCGGATCAGCCAGTTTATCAAATGAACATGGGGCAAGGTACTCGGTTCTTAAATACATATAAAAAGCCACATGTTCCGGACATCCCTGCAATGCCACGTGCATTCGAAGAGTTTAAAATTTTAATAGCCCGTATTTTTGGATCTAAAGGATCTCCAGATTATCAAATGGGTTTAGATTTTTGTGCTTGGTTTGTTCAAAAGCCGACAATTAAACCTGCAATCTCTATTTATCTAATATCAGAGAAACGCGGTGTTGGTAAGTCATTGTTCTTGAACCTGATGACATATTTATTAGGCGTAAATAAATTAGGCGAACGTCAAGCAAGGATCCGTAACTTAACGGATTTGACAAAACGATTCTTTAACCCAACAGGCTGTTTGTTAAACATTGTCGATGAAGTCCAGTTCTCAGT